CTTACGCGTAGGTTGAAATTAACTTCCCTACCTTCCCTACCTTCCCCAAAGGGGGTGCAAGGCACTGAAACTAAAGGGATTTGGAAATGCGCTGTCGCGCTTGCTACCTTCCCCAAAAAGGTCGCTACCTTCCCCCCCTCCCTTTCCGTCTGGCCCTACAGCATCGCCTTGTCGCGCGCTTGTTTCACGCTGTCATGGCAGGCCTTGCACATGCACTGCAGGTTGCCCGCATCCCAGAACAGCGCTGCATCACCGCGATGCGGCTGGATGTGATCCGCCACCAGTTGCGATGTGTCAGCCTCGATCCGCTTGCACTCGATGCAGGTGAACAGGTCACGCACCAGCACCGACCACCGCAACCGTTGCCACCGGCTGGTCTTGTACCAAGCCCGCCAATGCTGCGTCCTGTCGCGGACCCTGCCCCGCTCTGGTGCCAGGTCATCGGCATATCCGAGGCGCGACCGCAATGGCTGCAGCACATTCGGCAGCTTGGTCAGCTTGCCCATGATCCACGTCCAGCGATGTTGGGGGAATCAGAAACGCCCGGTCGGGGGTTCCGCCGGGCGTGCCTGTAGATAATACGAAGGAAGATGCCAGCGACGGACCTAAGCGTCAATACCCTATTTTGCGATCAGGCATCCCGATAGCCCTGCATCCTGTCGAGAGCCGCGCACAGCACGTTTCTCAGATCCTTGCGCAGCAGACCCTTCTCTGCCCACCCATAGCGCCGCAGCACGTCCGACAGGGTCAGGCCCTGCAGCAGCACCATATCCACCACAGCAGCGACGGGGATGGAACGGCGGGCATTGTCTCGGTCCATGTTGCGCCGGGGCTGCATCGCTGCACCAGTGCCGATCCGGCGGCGCAGTTCGGCCAACCAGCGGCTTTGGTCCATGTAGCTATCGATGGCCAAGCCAGACGATCCACCACCGCTGCGCCCGCCTTCCAGCGATGACCCTTTGCACAGCCCAGCAGCCACGGCCTCGACCAGCGCGCGATAGTCCTCTGCCACCTGCACCTGCCCCGGCGTGAAGGGCGCAACGAATGGCATATCCCGCCCGCTGCCCTCATGCCGCATGGCGGCCTGTGCGACCATCGCCGCAAGCGGTGACAGCTCTTGCCAGTGCGCACCCGCCTTGCGCCGCGTCCCGCCCGGCAGCGCCTCGAAATCGGCCAGCAGGCGCATCGCACCGCGGGCTGGGGCCACTGGGGCGATCCGCATTGCATCAGGCGGCGTGGCATCGCTCAGCATAGAGCCGACCCGCCGCGCCTCGATCGCCATCCGGTCGAGGTGCACCGGCACGTCAAATCCATTTGACCGCAGATCATCGGCGCGGGTGACATATCCGGCCAGCGAACCGGGCAACGTGATCTTCTTCTGCTCGCTCATGACTGCCCTCTTTCTATATCTTGTTGGTGGTCTGGCCATACATAGCCAGCCGTTGATTCAGTGCGGAAAAGTTGGGGAAGGTGGGGAAGGTAGCGACCTTTTTGGGGAAGGTAGCAAGCGCGACAGCGCATTTCCAAATCCCTTTAGTTTCAGTGCCTTGCACCCCCTTTGGGGAAGGTAGGGAAGGTAGGGAAGGTAATTTCAACCTACGCGTAAGAAATGAAAAAGGGGCCAAACCCCCAACCCCATCGCGCGCGCACATGGGAAACCTTGGAAATACCTTCCCTACCTTCCCCAGCGTCCCCAATTCATCGCAAGCCGTTGATATTGCTGATCTGCCCCCGGACCCCGGAGAAGGTCCGACCTTCCCCAACTGTCGGTTTTCCTTCCCCACCGTCCCCGCAACGAGGTCGCGTGGGGTGCGGGGCGTGATGCTGCCGAGGCGGTCAGACCCCGGCAGCAAGGACAAAACAACGGACGGGACAGGGCATCCCGCCTTGGGCCTGCCCGGTTGCGCCGGGCCGCATCCGCCCGATCCGGGCGAATTGGGTATGGGATCGGGGCCCCTCATTCGTCGCCCTCAGCAGCTGCCGAGCGTGGCACGATGATCCGGCCCTTCTGATCGCGGTGCGCATCCCTGAATCGGCGGCCGAACAGGTCGTTGAACCTGATCCCGTTGTAGACGGTCTGGCCATGCGACTTGGCAGCGGTAAACATCAGGCCATGCTTACTGCGCCACCGCCTCGATCTGAGCTTCAAGGCCTTCGAGATCGTGGTGTCTGTGTATGTCCCGCTGCCATCGGTCAGCTGCCAGAGCAGGAAGGCATCGACCAGATCACGACCCGGCAAGCGATCCTCTGCATCGGCGGTGATGACGCAGCACTCGTTCAGGAAGGTGCCATACGGGTCGTTTTCCTCACGCAGTTCCTGTGTCGCCACCAGCACCTGTTGCGGCTCTTGCAACCCGTCTTCCAGATAGTCGCACAGACCCCGGACCATCCAAGCAAAGATGCCGTCACGTTCGGCAAACAGGATCTGATCCAGCTCATCCTTCGGGATCTGCTTTTCCTTCGGGATCTGCTGATCAAACGGCACCAGCATCAGCCGCCGCCATATCCCATCATCGGTGCCCCGAATGTCGGGCTTATGGTTGCCGCTGATGGTCAACTTAAAGAAGGGCTGAATCGTCACGAAATCGCTATGCAGGGCGCGGACCAGCATCGGCTCGCCCCCGGTCAGTTCCTTGATCAGACCTTCCTGCCAGCGCATGCCTTCATCCGGCTCTGACGTCCGCAGGAATCGCGCCCCGATCATCGGCACCAGGTCCGGCGTTGCATCACCACCACCCCGGCGGTTTGTGCCGGTCAGGCTCTCGATCTTGGCCTGCGCCGCATAATCGCCAAGGATGCGCGCGATCAGATCCACCAGCACCGACTTGCCATTGGCCCCCATGCCGTAGAAGAAGGCCAGCCGCTGGACCGTTAGCCCGGTCATGGACAGGCCGAACCACCGTTGCAGGAAGCTGCGCATCTGCGGTTCGGGCTGGATCTCGGACAGGAAGCGGTCAAAGCGCGGGCATTTCGCCTCGGGCCGATAGTCGACGGGCATGACCTTAGTCAGGCGTTGCGCCCTGTCATGCGGAACCAGCGTCACATCGGCTGTTTTCGACATGCCTGACCCATCACCGCCGATGACTTGGAACTGCAGCACGCCGGACAGCGTGTTGACCATCAAGGCATCGACATCGAGTTGATCGACCGGGACGGCCAAGCCGATCCCGCCTTCCGTCACCATGTTGCCGATCGGTCCAGAGTTTCCGGCCTGCTTGGCATGCCGCAGGCGCTGCCCGATCCGGTCCTGAACCGCAGACAGCAGCCGGTCAATCTCATCCCGCGCTCCCCGAAGCTCGGTCAGGCGTTTGTCATCATCTGGGGTGCGGGGTTTTTTCGTGCTGAGCGTGGCGATCTCTTCCGCGACAGTCTCTTTCTGATCGACCAAGGCGGCCTTGGCCGGGGGCACGGCGATGAACCTGGTCTCACGCGTAACCAGCGGCCCGATCTTCTGGGCCATGCGCCGAACCGCGATCATGTCCGGGTCCTTGGCCCAATAGGTCCCGGTCCAAGTGAACCAGCCCACGCGTGGCACCCACATCAGATCATGGCCGAAATGGATGCAGAACCGCTGCCCATTTCCATAGTCATTCAGGGTCTGATCAGCTGCCTGTCGCACGCGCTGCCAGAACACGTCCTCCATGTTGACCGGATCATCATCACGGTCAGGCTCATTGCTGCCGAAATCAGCGGGGCCAAGGCCCTCGAAATCATCGTCATCATCGAAGCTCATGCCCGATTTCTTCCTTGCTTATTCTCGGCCGCCACACGCTCCAGAAAGCGGCGGCGGTCCGTCACATCGAGGCGGCGCCATACGTTGCCCAAGACGCGGCGCAGCAGGCCGGGGTGCAGCACCTTGTCTGGCACGTTGCGCAGGCAGGCCGTGCCATAGGCCTCGATCTCATCCGGCGTGGCCATGCGCGCCCACAATTCGGCATCGCGGCGGGCCATGTCGGCATGCAGCGCCACATCGGGCGACCGCTGTGCCAGATCAGCCAGAGCAAAGGACAGCGTGTCGATCACCGCATCACGGTCGATCCGCACCAGAGCCTCGATCCGAGCCGACAGCACCAGCATCACATCGCAGCGCAGGGTCTCAGCCCGATCCTCAGCCGGAATCGCGGCATAGCGATCAGAATTGAGTGTCGCGGCCCGTTCAGGCGTCATGTCGTGGATCTGGCCATCCATCACCGGACCCCGCCAGTTGCAGGCACCACATCGGCCCGCAGGACCGGGATCAGGGCCGTGGCGACAGCGCCTTTGGCATAAGACCACTCGATGTGGGTCTTGGCGTTCAGCACCTGTCCCGCAGCGATCCGCAGGTTTGCAAGGTTGGGCGTGTTGCGCAGATCCTTCACACCATCTCGGATGATCGCCACCAGAACGGCGCGCTCATCCTCGAACTGCCAGCCCAGCGACAGGATCGACAGGGCCGAGACCACAGCCCGCTCTTGCAGAGTCAGGGCTTGGCTCATTCCAGCACCTCGCGGACTTTCGGACGGGGTGCAGGAAGATCAGCGATCAGCCGTTCCAGCATGACGAGGCCGCGGGGTTTGCGAATGCGGTAGCGGATGATTTCATATCGGCAAGGAACAATGGCCCAGAGCCATGGAGCCGAAGCGAACAGATCGACGTTTCCTGCCACCACGGGCGGCGTGTCCTCGTCCCGTCTCACGACACACTGAAGAATATGACCGACCAGATTGGGGCAACTCTTCCCATCGTGATCAATCCAAGGGCCATATTCCTCAGACATCATCGACCCCCGCATAGAAGAACACCTGGCGGTTGCCTTCGGTCAGAACGTGCATGACCTCGGCACAGATCCCTTCACTGTCAGCCCATCCATCGATGGCCGGCACGACCACGGCGCAGCAGACGTTCAGCAGCGGGCGGCACCAGCCTTCCCAATAAGCGGCGTCCAGCGGATCAAGCCGCTCCTGCCCGCCAATCCGCTCAAACGCCTCGGCATGGACCATTTCCGCAGACTGGACGATGGGGCTAAGGCCCGTCACACCGACGCGGGCCAGCCGCCCCAACTCCCGCGCGGCCTGCGCCGATGCCAGAAGCGACAGATCATGCGCCCATTTTCCTGCCTTCTGTGCCCGCTTGGTGTAGGGCGTGGCGAGATAGACCGGCTTGTCGCGCTGGATAAAGCTGGCCACCGTCACCGGGCCTGCACCGAAGTAGATGCGGCTCTGCCAGCGGTCCCGGACATGCGGCGCAAAGATCGGACCCCAGTCAGGCATTGGCCACCCGCCGCTTCTTGGCAACGAGACAGCCGAGGCGATACTGACAAGCCCGCCGCGAGCGGCCCAACTCATCTTCGATGGCGGCCCATGTGCTGCCATTGTTGACCATCCGCACCAGCTCGGCGTCGTCGTCTGCCGTCCAGGGCGCATTGAGGTGCTGTCCATGAGTGACCAGCCATGTGACATTCTCGGTCGGATCGTTCGGCAGCGCCTCGATGTCCGGCAGGGACATCTTGTTGGCCATGAACCAGCCGCGCCCCCATGCCGTCAGAATGAGGCCGGGCATCTTCTTGCGGATGTGGGAGATGTAGATGTCAAAGATCTTCGGGTCGACATCGTTGGAATCGCCGTAGATCGCCGCGTAAAGCACCTGCTTCGTCGCAATGGCGGGCGCCCTGGCATTGATCACCGCCACAACCCGGGCCTCAGTCTTGCTCAGACCAAAGCGGCGCATCAGCGCGGCACAGAGTCGATCTTCGCCGCTCAATTCGTCCAGCAGCATCAAGGCCACATCGAGACGATCTTCCGGCGGATAGGCCATCACGCGGTCACGCAGGCTCTTCATGCCGCCACCTGTTCTGCAGGGATCACGGCGCGGATATGCGCGGCCAAAGCCTCGAGCTGATCAGCTGTGGATGCATCGCAGAACAGGTTGCAGCCCACCTTGCGCGCCCCATCGGGCCAGCCGTCCCGGAACAGGATCAGCTGCACCGTGCCCTCGAACTGCAGCACAGTCGCACGGTCACCGCAGAGCGGAAAATCTTGCGCGGCCCGCATCAGGACTGGCCCCAAGCATAGGCCGCCGCGACCTCTTTCTTCGGTTCACCGGAATAGGACAGATCATCCAGCTTGACCCGGTTGGTCGCAGCCCGGACATACTCCATCCGACAGTAAAAGCGGCCCGCGACCTGTGCTGCGGTCATGTCATGCCGCAACTTGATCATGGCCAGCAGCCGCTCATCATCGGCGCGCGTGGTGAAACGATGTGCCATCAAAAGCCTCGTTCTGAAAAGGCCGGGGGCGCAAACCCCCGGCAGTCAGGGAAACGACCGGGAATGACCCCGAAAAACCGGGCAAGCGGCCCGGCAGCGCATCCGTCGCCAGACGAATTGGAGGTGCGGGCGCCACGGGAGGAGGTGCAGCGCCCGCGATTCCCGGCGCGGGACTTGGGGGCCCGCCGGGAATGCGATGAAAAGCCCCGATGATGGCAGTCACCGGGGAAGTGGCCCGCGCCGGAAATCAGGCGATCAGCGCGGGCGGCAGAAAGGTCAAATCCATTTGACCGGGGCATCAGACCACCCCGGCGACAACCGTGCCGACCATGGCGGCAAGCAGGACGACATCACGGAGCTGCGGGCGGGGAAGGCTCGAGAACATCACGCGGCCCTCCGCACATCGAGGCCACAGACGATGGCGTTGAACTCTTCAGGGAAGTGCTTTGCAGCATGGGCAACGGAATGACCCATCGGGGCCACCACACCGTCATGCCAGTTGCACGAGGTCTGCAGGGTAGTGCTAAACTCCAAGGCCGTATCGACACGGGCGCCGGGGCCAAAGCCAAAGACAGCATGGCAAAAGGCCTGCCAGCGGACGGCCAGATCGGCCTTCATCACCTCAGCATCTGACCGGCGGCGACGGCGACCACCCGGAATGACGCGAAACTCATTCGAGCAACGGGTTTGGCCCGAATCCTGCACAGTGTCAGCAGAATGGATTAGGTGAAGACGGCTCATCATGCAGCCCTTTCATCATGTGACGAAACAGCCGAAGGCGGGTTTGCCCTCATGTATTCGCGAATGCGATCAATGGTTCGAACGGTGCAGCTGGCAGTGCCAGCTTCCCACTTCGCCCAAGTGTGGCCGCTCAGTCGGGCGGCGAGCTGCAGCACAGTCGCGGGCTTGATGCCCCGCGCCTCTGCATACGTCCTGATGTCGGTCATGAGCTGTTCCATGACCACAGACAGTAGGTTTTTATTCCTACATCGTCAACACCCGCCGAAGGTTTTTTATCCGATTGCCCCAACGCATTGAAACTAGGACAAATTTCCTATGACAGAGTTTGTTGACATCCTGATCGAGCGGATCGCAAGCGACCCGACCCTGACAGAAGCTGGCCTTGCGAAGAAGGCGGGGCTGGACAACTCAACCATTCGGCAGATGATCAAGAACCGCCGCAGCCCCCGGATCGACACAGCGATCAAGATCTGCAAAGCACTCGGCGAAACCGTCGAAAGCTTCATGGCCGCGGCTCGTGATCCAGCAACATCTGAGATACTTTTTCTTCTGTCGCAGCTAGATGATGCAGAGAAGGCTCTGCTGCTAGCTGCTGCAAAAGGGCTGCACGCTCAGCACCCCCCCGAGGCAAAGAAGTAATCTTACGCAAGTAGGTCAATACAATCCCAGCCGGGTCCGTCATTCACGCACCTTTTTCCAATGATGGAACTTTGTAAGAACTTTAGGTAGATATCCAGTCGCTAGGATTTGGATAGAGCAACGCAAAAACCGCACTATTGCACCAAATCTAGGTTTGAACTGATTCGGAATCAACATATAGGCCCATCCTAATGTCACATAATAGATACGAAAGTTCGCACAATATCCTTGCGGTCATTGAGTTCCTTGGCTGGGCAAGCGCCTTTTTGACCTCGTGCATAACCATCTATGCCGCAGTCCAGGGCGATGGAGTGGGAGGGTTTGCCTTCTGGCTGACAGCTGTTTTCTCAGGGATCGCGCTTGCTGCGCTTGCTCGCGTGGGTCGGGCCATTCTCGACATCGCAGAGAACACAAGCCAGATGGCCACGGCGGCGCAGATACCCCCACATGCGACAGTTGCGACAAAAGACCACGCCGCCTTTCCGCCAAGGGACGAAGCCTCGCAGCGCAGTTGGCCGCTTGGTCCGATCGACGTGTATCGCGGCCACGCCATCATCGGTTTGCCAAAGCGCGTCTTTACCAATGACCAGTATTTTGACTCCGTCGATGAAGCGAAAGCTCACCTAAACTTGGTCCCGGCAAAACCGGATTAGGTTTTTTTTCCTAAGCCAGTCTTGACATAGGTTTTTTATCCTATATTTTTGCCTCTATCGAAACCGATGGAGGCTACTGTGCCACTTACCCTGCCGCCCCTTCCGACGCGCGCTGAACTGGTTGCCGCAAGAAAGATTGCCGGCAACCCCGGCCAGTTCCTGCATGAGCATGACTTCACCTTCTTGATCAACAACGCATGGTGGGCCCTTAAGGCTGACCAGATGGACCGCATGGCAGTAAAGAGTGCCGCCGATGCGATCCGTGCCGCTCACCCGGAGGATGCGGCATGAACGCGCTTCAGTCACACGTCAACAGCCGCCGCATGACCTTGGAGCGTGCCGCCCGTGTGGCACCGCGCGTGGCTGAGGTCTGCCTGATCGCGGTCGTGATCATGGCCGCTGCTGTTGCCTTGGGCGCGGCGGCCGCCGCCATCCCCGAACTGGACGCCGTTTTGGCCAAAGCCGAGCAGTTGCGCGGCTTCTAACCGACCCCGAGGCGCGGCGGGTGGCCCGCGTCAACCTCCCTGTTGGAACTCACCCGGCCACGTCTTGAAGCGACCGTGGCCGGGTCTTTTCCTCAAAAGGATTTGACCTGTGAAGATCATCGCCACCTATGACTTCCTGTTCGGCCACGGCAACAACTGCGAAGTGATCCGCCGCGGCGATGAGTTCACCGCGCCCGCCACGGGCCAGATGAGCCGCGAAGAGTCGGCACGCAGCCTGATCAAACAGGGCGCGGCCATGACCCCGGGCGACTGGGCTAAGAAACAAGGGGGGCATGCGTGATGGGCGCTGCCAAACCCACACTGGGCTTTCAATCGCGCACGGAAGCCGTTCTTGCGTTGCGGGCTAAGGGATGCTCGACCCGGCAGATTTCAGAGCGGATCGGCATTCCAGAGCAGACTGTGACCGCTCTTGAGCATTCCGCTGGAAGGGCAAAGGTGCGCCCCCTACGTCCGGCAGAGCAGAACGGTCGAACCATTCTTTTCCCTCGCGATATTCTTGATCGCCTTGGCCCGCACGCGGCCAAGCGCGGCATTCACCCGAACAGCTTGGCACGGATGATCGTTGAGATCGTCGTCGATGATGGGCTGGTCGACGGAATCCTTGATGATCAGCAGGAGGATGCGTGATGCTGCGCTCCATCGAAGTATCCGAACTGGACCCAATCACCCCGGCAGATCAGCCCGCCCCGATGCTGGACTGGGTGCCGGTCGCGAAGATCGTGATCGATGATGATTTTCAGCGACCGCTGAATCGGAACAACTGGGACGCCATCAAGCGCATCGCCGCCGATTTCCAGTGGTCGCGCTTTGCCCCGGTGTTGCTGGCCCCGATCGAGGGCGGTCTTTACAGCTGCATCGACGGCCAGCACCGCGCCCATGCCGCTGCGATCTGCGGGTTCGAGCGCGTCCCGGCCATGATCACCACCGTGACAAAGGCGGAACAGGCGCGGGCTTTTGTCTATGTGAACGGCTCACAGATCCGCGTGACGCCGCATCAGGTGTTTCGCGCCGCGCTGTCTGGACGCGAACCGTGGGCCGAAGCCTGCGCAAAGGCTGTGGCTGATGCGGGCTGCACCCTCATGACCCGCAACAACGTGTCAGCCAATGATCGGCAAGCTGGGCAGGTCTACTGCATCGGCCTGATCCGCAAGCTGGTGGCCGAGGGCAAGGCATGGGCCGTCACAGCGGGCCTGTCGGCCCTGCGCGGCTATGAGGATAAGCCCGCGCTTTATGCCGACTATGTCCTGACCCCGTGGCTGACTGCCGTGGCCAGCAACCCCACCTTTGCCCGCGCCGATCTGGTGGCCGTGCTGCGCAAGCGCGCACCCTACCTGACCCTAGATGCCGCCAAACGGCTGGCCGAGACCGAAGGCAAGCCCATCACCCTGATGCGGCGCATGGCCTTTGAACAGCAGATCCGCAGTGCGGGCTTCACAGCCGCCTGACCCATCCCCAGTCGCAAGGACAGACCCATGCTTGACGCAAGCCCCATCATCCCGTCCGCCACCCTTCACGCCGCCCATCTGCGCACCGCCGTCAACATGGCATCGCAGGTGACTGAGAAGCGCAACACGATCCCGATACTCGGCATGATCCGGATCACCGTCACCGAAGATGGCGCCGTGGTCCGGGCCACGGATCTGGACATGGAGATCTTCGTCCACTGCGATGTCATTTCCCTGTCGGACACCGTCGATTTCACCATCGATCCCCGCCTGATGCGGGATCTGCTGTCTTGGGCCGAAGGCGAAGTGGTGATCACCAAGAAGGGCGATCTGATCACCTTCCAGATCGATGATGTCGAGGCGCAGGTGCGCGAGATCTGCAACGCCGCTACAGACTGGCCCGCAATGACCAGCTGGCAGTCGCAGCCCATCACCATGGGCGAAACCACACTGCACCGTGCCCTGTCTGCCTGCATCGGCTGCATATCGACCGAAGAAACCCGGTATTACCTGAACGGCATCTACCTGCATGCCGTCGATGGCTTGGCCTGCATGGTGGCAACAGACGGCCATCGTCTGGCCAAATACCAAACGACCGACGCTTGGCCCTTCGCTGGCCACATCGTGCCGCGCCGCTGTGTGAAACTGCTGTCCCGGATGCTGCGAAAAGGCGGCAACGGCCTCGTGACCGTGATGGCAGCGCCTGACCTCTCCAACAGCACAGAGCCGACGCTGGCCCCGAAACAGCCCGTCAACCGGATGGAGTTTCAGGGCGAAGGCTGGAAGCTGATCACAAAGACTATCGACGGCACATTCCCGGATTACACCCGCGTCATTCCAAAGGCCGAGGCCATCTCCACGGTGACGCTCAGCCATCACGCGCTGCGCCGCTTTGGCCAGCCGAGCGAGCGATGCCGTGCCGTTGCGATCGATGCCACGGCGGGCCGGATTTCCTATTCAGCCCCGGACGGCCCGAGAATCTCGATGCCAGTGCAGGCCACTGGCGATGTCCAGGTCGGATACAACCTGAACTACCTGCGGGATTTCACCCGCAATGCCGGGACCATCCGTCTTGAAATCACAGGCGCAGGCGATCCGGCGCGCGTGCTGACCGATGATCCGGCCCTGCTGCAGGCGCTGATGCCGATGAGGGTGTGATGCCCACGGCACCACCCGGATCACCGCTTTGCCCCGATTGCCTGCAACCACCCCAAAGCATCAAGGATGGTGCCCCATGACCGCCTCGACTGACAACGAAATCCTCGCCACCTACGACCAGCACGCCCGAGACGCCCGCAAGGTGCTGGCAGGTGGCGTCTTGCTGCGGCCCGACCTTGTCGGGATCTGGCGCAGGGTGGCGAACATCCACAGCATCACCCCGGAGCAGGTGCGGGATCTGGTGGAGAACCGCCATGGGTGACGCTGTGCAAGACCACCCCATCGAAACCCTCGCCCTGTCCCTCTTGGCCCGCGCGATCGATGCCATGTCCCGCACCGAACCGAACGGCGTCAGCACCGAGGAATGGGATGCCATTGTCACCGAAGGCACGGCGCTGCTGCAGAAGGCGGTGATGCGGTGAAGATCCTCATCGGCTGCGAAACATCCGGCGTGATGCGTCGCGCCTTTGCCGACCGGGGCCATGATGTCTGGTCCTGCGATCTACTGCCTGCCGAGGATGGATCGAACCGCCACATCCGCTGCGACATCCGCGACATCCTGAGCGACGGATGGGATCTGCTGGCAGTGATGCACCCGCCCTGCACCAGGCTGTGCAATTCCGGCGTGCGCTGGCTGTCGCAACCACCGCGCGGTCGCAGCCTTGCCGACATGTGGGCCGAACTGGACGCAGGCGCGGATCTGTTCGCCGCGTGCTGGAATGCCCCGATCGACCGCGTGGCAGTCGAGAATCCGGTGATGCATAAACACGCAAAGGCGCGGATGCCGGCCGATCTGCCCAAGCCGCAGATCGTGCAGCCGTGGTGGTTTGGCGAGCCGTTTTTCAAGGCAACGGGCTTCTACCTGCGTGGCCTGCCCCAGTTGCGCGCCACCAACCGCCTGACCCCGCCCAAGGCTGGCACCGATGCCCACAAGGCATGGTCAGCCGTTCACCGTGCCAGCCCCGGCCCTGATCGCTGGAAACTGCGCAGCCGCACCTTTGCAGGCGTGGCCGACGCCTGCGCCGATCAGTGGGGCGGCCATGCCATGGAGACGGCAGCATGACCGGCTTGTGGATCATCTCCGCCACAATTCTCGGCACCGCGGCATGGGCCGTGGTGATTGCAACCCTGATCGGAGTTCTGACATGACCCGTCCTTTCATCATCGCCGCCCCGATCAGCCGCGATGAACGCAACCGAAGAAGAAGACTGAGCGACGAGGAAGCACAGCGGGATGCAGAGGCGTCTTGCGTGCCGTGCAAACTGTGTGGCGGCAAAGCCGTCATTTCAGACGCAGGGCCGGGATGGGGTTACTACATCAACTGCGAAAAGCACAACGGCAGGAAAGGCGAATGCTTCCAGAGCGGCACCCGCATCAGCGGGTGGGCCTACAATGTAGCGGACAGGTGGAACGAACTAAACGCCCCTGCCGCGCCAGATCTGGTGGAACTAGTCGAGGCGGCGGAAGGCCTTATCCCCGCCGCGCTGCATTTCGGCGGCCTGACCGATGCGCATTTAGCCGCAATCGAACGGCTGGAAACGATCATCGCTAAGATCAAGGAGCCGCGCCATGGGTGACAGCTTCCAGAGCCGCAGCGAACATACCGCGCGCAAGCCGCACCGCTGCGAGTATTGCCGCCAGACCATCACGGTCGGGGAACGCTACGTTAAGATGGCCGGGAAGTGGGAGGGTGACTTCTACGCCTGGAAAGGCCACCTCGACTGCAAGGGCCTTTGGCTGGAACTATACAACGATTGGTCTTGGGACGAAGGGATGCCTTGGGACATCGCCGAAGTCTTCACCGAGAGCGGGGAAATGCTGGAAGCGCAGTCAGCTCTGGACGCGCAGCGCGGGTTCTTTCCTCACGCGGTAAACCGGATCGAGTTTCAGCTTAGGGACTGGCTGGATTGGGGAGACGAGGAATGATCTGCGCCGCCCTGATCGCCTTAGCCTTCGTCGCGGGCCTGTGGATCGCCTGCTATCGTCTGAGAGGGTGACAAATGACTGACCTCCCATATGCATCATCGAAAGCCGGTCAAGGCCGCGAAAAGGAAATCCGCGACTGTTTGAGGGGTGTCGGCGCATCGGCTGTCGGCTTCATGGTCGATGATGACAACGGCGGCTCGGTGATCTGCCAGTTCCGCCTGCATGGCCGTCAGATCACAGTGCCAGTGTCGATCGCCAGCTATGAACGGGCATGGCTCAAGGCAAACCCCTGCGGCCCCAGAACCGACGCGAAGACCCATCAGCGCCGCGCAAGGGCGCAGGCTGAACTGGCGGTCTGGGCGGTTCTGGCCGACTGGATCAAGGCACAGGTCGCAATGATGGTCTGCGGCTTCCTTGATACCGACACAGCCTTCCTGCCGCACATCCTCGCGCCTGATGGGCGCAGAGTAGCAGAGGTGATCGCGTCCAGTGGCTCCAACCTGCTGCCGCCACCAAAAGAGGGCCGCAATGGGTAAGCGCAGCACCTTCACCGAGGCCCAGGTTGCCCGCGCCATCAAGGCCGCCCGCAAGGTCGACGCCGCCGCCGTGGTCGAGGTCACGCTTGACGGTCGCATCCGCATCCTGCCTGCTCAGCCCGAGCAGGCGCAATCCAGCGCCGTGGATGATTGGTTCGATCAAAATGACTAGGGTCACGTTGAAGGGCATCCACCGCGTCCGCATGAAGCTGGGCGACGGTTCGATGCGCGAATATCACTATGCGTGGCGGGGGAAGGGCGCGCCGATATTTTGGCGCAACGACAGCGGCGTGAAGATCGGATCACCGGAATATCTTGCCGCGCTGGCCGAGTGCGCCCCAAAGGGCGACATGGCGCGCGGCCTGTTCCGTGAGGTCATTCTTGGGTTTCTGGCCAGCCAGGACTTCGGCAAGCTTTCCCCGCGCTACCGCAAGGACATCGAGACGAGCATCCGGCACCCAAAGAACGGGATCGAGGCCAAGTTCGGAACCGCCCCTATGGCCGCGTTCAGTGACGCGCGCATCCGGGGCCGTGTCTTGGCGTGGCGGGACACCATCGGCGGAAAGGTTGGCGATGATCGAGTGCGCCATTTGCAGCGCATCGTGAAATGGGGGCTGGACCGAGGCAAGATCACGCAGCACCAGCTGACAGATATTGCCAGCATCTATGAATCGAACCGGGCGGAGGTGCTTTGGCACCCGGACGAGATCGCAGCCTTCACCAAAGGTGCACCGGCACACATCGCCCGAATCCTGATGGCCGCCACAGAAACTGGGCTGCGTCCCGGAGATCTGGCCACCCTGCGCAAAGAGCACATCCATCCAACGCCGAACGGCAAGCGCATCGTGCTCTGGACCGCCAAGGGCAAGCGCCACCGCCGCATGGCATCGATCCCGGTAACACCGCGCATGGATGAAATCATTGAGGCGGCAAAGGGTGACTACATCATCACCAACATGCGCGGCCAGCCGTACAAGCATGGGAATTATCTGGGAGATGCTGTCAGCGAATGGCGCGACAAGATCGGCCTGCGCAGGGATCTCCGGCTTTATGATGCAAGGGGAACGGCCGCCACGCGCCTACTGGCAGCCGGTGCCGATCTGAAAGAGATCGCAACTCATATGGGATGGTCGATCAAGCACGCATCTGAGGTGATCGAGCACTATGTCGCGCTGTCGCCGGACATGACAGATGGGCTTGCCGCGAAGCTGGCGCGGATCGAACGCGGAACGAAACTGTAAAATGAGCCGTAAAACGGCCCGCCGCGTTTCTGCTAAGTGGTGGTCGGGGCGAGAAGATTCGAACTTCCGACCTACGGTACCCAAAACCGCTAAGGCGCGTTGATTCACCAGTTATGTTCTGTAAAATCCGGCCAAATCGGCGCAAATGAATTCAATGGGTTAAGCCAGAAATGCAAAATGAAATTGCCCCGGTTCGCACCCGTCCGGGATACCTCTACCGATACTGGTCAACAACCGGCACGCTTCTATACATCGGAATTTCGATCAACGCGGTCGCTCGCCTTGCACAGCACAAAGGCAAGGTGTGGTTTTCACGAATTGCCAAGATCACAGTTGAGCGGTTCGAAACGTATGCAGAGGCCGAGGCCGCCGAGTTGCGTGCGATCTGCTATGAAGGACCGATCCACAACGTCAAGGGTCCGAGGGATGCCAAGGATCTCGGCCCGGCGCTGGCAAGGTTGCGTGCAGCGCAGCGGCGTAGCGTCAAAAAGCCGTCAGCAAAGCCCCACAAGCTGCGCGGCCCCTACGAAACCGACATGGCTTTTGGGCTGATCCCGCCCGAGGTCACGTTTGCGGAATACGTCGAGCGATGGCCGTATTTTCGTCAGCTTCGGGAATCGAAGTAGATCACCGCCCCCGCCACCACCAAGCCCGCCCGCGGCGAATAGGCCAGCGCCTCACACGCTGCCCCGCACCGTCACCGTCGCATCAGCGATGGTCTGTGTGACACCCGACACCGTGGCCCGGACCTGCAGGGCATAGACACCTTCGACCAGCGTGCCCTCGTTGAACGCGACCCGCACCGAATCCGCGTCCAAGATCGTGCAGCTGTTCGCCGCGATCCGGGGCACACCTTGACGTTCGGCGAAGGCCTCGACCGTGCCGCCTGTCAGTGCGGTGATCGGAGATCCCGGTTCAAAGGTGACCTCGACCGCGATGATCAGATCATCGGCCTCATAATGCGTGATGTTGGTCAAGCCGCCCTCCATGTGGTCGAAATCGTGTCTGCATCCCAACGGCCAGCGATGGCGCGGGATCGTGCCCGCCCCGGAACTGCCGAGGCGCGAACCGTGCCCGCGATGGTGTTGCCCTGCACCCGGCCCGTGATCGCGTTTGCGCGCCACGTCGCGGCAAGGCTGACCGTGGCCGCTGTGCCTTCCTCGACCGCGACACCCACCGCCTGCGCCGTGGCAGCGCCCGCTGCCGTGGCCTGAGCCTGCGCGATGGCTGCACCAGCGCCTTGGGCCGTCGATGTGCCCTGCGCCGTGCCTGACGCGGCTGTGATGGCCCTGCCAGTCGCATTGGCCGCCGCAATGCCAGCCGCAGCACCGATGGCCGCGAAGGTCGCGCGCCCAATGCCTGAGACGGTGGCAATGCCGGATGCCGTGCCGGTTGCGGCCCGGATCGTGACGCCGGTTGCCTGCGCCGTCGCGCTGCCGTTCGACGTGCCCGCGCCCGAGACGATTGCGCCGCCGCTGTCGCTTGTGGCCTGTGCAGTCGATGTGCCTGCCGCAGATGCCGTGGCGGCCGCCGTGGATCTCCCCGTGGCGCTGGCCGTGGCGGTGCCTGCCGCGCTGGCTTGGGAAGCCGCTACAGCCGCGCCTGTGGCCTGTGCCGTCGCAACGCCTGCAGCAGACGCACTGAAGGCCGCTGTGGCGCGTCCCGTGGCCGCTGCGGTGGCGATGCCTGCCGAGGTGGCCGTGGCGGCGACGGTCGCCCGCCCTGTGGCCTGTGCCGTGGCCGAGCCTGCCGCTGTGCCTGCGCCGGATGCGATGGTGCCTGCCGTGGTGCCCGTGGCTTGTGCCGTGGCCGTGCCCGCTGCCGTGGCGACGGCTGCGATGGTCGCAGCGCCTGTGGCTTGGGCCGTCGATGCGCCTGCCGAGGTGGCGACGGCCGACAGGATGCCGCCAGCTGATGCTGCGAACCATTCATCTCGCAGGATCTGGCCACCAGTGCCAGCGTCATCCCAAAGATCGGAACCGCCGCGAATGCCGCTTGGTAGATCGCGGTTTGGCTCGGGAATGACTGCCATAATCAGCCGTGCGCGATCTTGCCCTGACCGCGAATAGTGCCGGTCGAAGTTGTGTTGCAGACCACAATAAATTGAAGGCAGCTATTGTTGTCGATATTCGGCAGACCAAGTTGCGCCCAATCGTAGGTTTCCGGCTTGTTCGCAACGAGTGTCGCAACAACGGTTCGCTGCCGTGTCGCAGTGATCCCAAAGTTGCCAGCCGTGCCGGTCGTAGCTGAAAGTGTAACGCTGTTCACGGCACGGATGAAGCGACCAGCCACGGCAGAAATCAGCGGATACATTCGCGCGCGGCGAGGGGTAGCACCCAAAGCGATAGCGGCAAGGTTGCCCGTGCTGGCATTGTCATAGGTCACGTTCACCGTGGCGTTCACCCCGGTTGCACCCAGGTCCGTGTAGATTTCCAGCCACCATTGCACATCGGAATAATTGGCGTCGCCGCGCCGATCAGCGCCGGGATCAGTCGTAACCAGAGACAATGCGCCCTGCGCCGTGGTCACAGTGCCAGACAGACCGCCCATGTGAGCAAGGCGGTCATGGATTTCGATTGCACTGCCCGCAGTCTGTGTGCTGACCGCCAGCCATGCCAAATAAGATGTGGCGGGCGCGGTCTGGTTCGCAAACCCAACAGAACCAGCCGTGGCATTGGTAGGGACAGCGGCAGTCGTTGGATTCGCGCCAGCACCCGGCACACCGCCGACCGTCCACAGGCTGAAGAACTGCCCTGCCGCCGCGTTGCCTTGCGATAGCTTGTCGATCACGACACGGCTGGAATTGTTCGCGAGCGCGTTGATCAGTTCATCGCGGGTTGTGATAGTCATTCAACACCTTCCAAATACTGCGCCGCGAAGGCACCGGCCTCGTCGAGGATAAACGCCACTTGCCCATCGGGATGCGTGATCACTTCGGTGACCTCGTATTCACCGGGGAAGCTGTCCGCGAAGGGTTCAAGCACCCGCACCAATTGCCCGACCTGAAACATGATCAGTCTTCCGTGATCGTGCTGGCAGTGGTCAGACGCGGCGTCACACCAGGCGCGATGGCGATGGTGGGAGAAATTGCGCCCTTGTAGAGCAGCAGCGTTGCGCCCGAGACAGCCACGCCGATGCCGAAATGGGTCGCGGTGACCGAGCCAGCCGTGCACGCCCCGAAATCGATGTTCGCCGCAGGGCTGATGCTGTTGCCTGTTCGCGTGAAACCAGCACCGGACCGCGCCACACCCACACGCGCATAGCCGGTATAGCTGACTTCGCTGGTGGCCTGCGTCCCGGCTTCACCCGGATCGGCGCTGTGCAGCGATACGAAGAGTTGCCCCGGCGTGACGGCACCGCGAAGGCCCGTCGCATCGCCGATGTTGGCGATGTTGGCATTGGTGAAGATGAGATCGAGCAGCGCCGCCTCGAAAGCGTCGGTCTTGGACATGGGTCAAACTCCGATGGATGGGGAAAAGGATCAGCGTTTCAGGCGATCGATGCCAAGGACGCCAAAGATGGACAGCACGATCAGCCCGGCCCACTGATCAAGCGGGGCAGGCAAGGCGGCAATGCTCCAGGTCTGCGGATAGGCACAGGCCCGACACCACAAGACGCTGTAAACCAAGACGGCGGCCCACCAGAACGCCAGCGGGACGGCGAAGATCATCATCAGCCAGATGCCCCCGGCCCGCATGTAATCCGCCCGGGTCCGCATGTGCTCTCGAATGATCTCGGCCTTCAGGGCCTCTTTGTCCGTCTCGGCATCGATGTGCTTGTTCACCGCATCGAAGGCGCGATCCAGAAGGCCGCCGCCGAAGATGCGGGCAAAGATAGCGCCGATCATTCTTCCGAATCCGGCTGCGGCTTGGACTGATCACGCAGCCGAAGGATAATGCCCACAACCGCGACGATGGTGATGATCAGGCCGTGCAGCGATTCCGGCACCAGCTCCATCAGGAACACCTTTGCCGTGTCGGGCAATTCCGACCAGATCATCGGGGCAAAGGCGATGAACACCAGCACCTGCGTCGAGTGCCAGCGCCATGCCTCGGTCCAGTTTGAGACGACAACACGTTTCTTCATCGGGATCTCCATCAGAAGCCAAGGGCGGCGCGGATTGCTTCCCACGCCTGCGAAGCGGCCAGAACCAAACCAGCGACGGCCACCGCGATCATCTGGCCCGTGCCGAACTTCGGCTTGGCGTTGGAAGTCTCGGCAGGCGGGGGCGGTGAAATGGTCGGGCGGATCGGGGTCACGTTCGGCGGGCGGGCCTCAGCCTTGGCCGCGACACGATCCGGCATCCCGGCGTCGATCAGCGCGGCCTCGAACGCCTTGGCATAGCCTGCAATCTCGGTGGCCTTGTCCAGGATGTTGACCGTGCGCCGGGCCTGCACCAGATCGTCTTGATCCATGTCTGGATCACCGTCAGCCTCGGCATAGTGTCGGATGCCCTTGCCCTTGCCGTTCCAGCGCCCGTCCATGATGCCTTTGATCAGCACGCGGGCCGAGATCCGAGGATCAAGCATCGCATCAGGATTGGCGACCAGATCCGTCCCGGCATCCTTTGATGATGCGGCATAGTTTTCCAACCAAGTCAGCTGCACATGGCCGCGCCCGTAATAGACATGACCATACGGCCCGGTCGGCTGGGCATAACGGGCCACTGCCGACTTCGCGCCGCGCTTCTTGGCCAGGTTCAGAACGGCACGCCTTGCGCCTGCATCGGACTTGGCAAACCCTTCGCGAACCGGAACCATCTTGCGCCCGGTTTCGTGATAGGCCGTGCCAAGGGCATAGGCCAAGGTGTCGCGCTGGCCGTCACCGACTTCAGCAAAGGCATCCAGCACCCCGGCGATGCCGTCGACCTGATCTTGCGTCAATGACGTGCCGAAGACCCCGCTGCCTTTCCGGCGCAGCGCGGCAAAGAACCGCTCTCGATCCATGTTCACTCCTTGTCGGATTGCGCGGCCATCGCCGCATCACAGAGCCGCCGGATCAGTGCCGGCAGTTCCATCTGTTCGTAGATCCGCGCCTCTGTCTCCGCCCGTGCCAGAGCAGCCCGCACCACTTCGGGCAGGGTCATGTCGGCAACGGGCTTGCGGGTCACTTGCGCAGTTCGAGCCGCGTCTCGATGCGGATCAGGCGTTCATTCATGGACCGCAGCAGGTCCGTCGCCTCGTCATTCTTCGCATCAGCCTTGGGGCGGTTCAGGTAGAGGTAGATCAGGAAGCCAGCAGTCGGGCCGAACGTCGCGGCCAATTCAGCAAGGGTCACGTTGAACGGCCTCCCAGAAAATCCGGGCAAAGGCCGGGGCGAAATAGATTGTGCACCAGAACCCGATCACGGATTCGCCGCCCGTCATCAGGGCGCTGCCACCAAGGGCCAGAAAGTTGCAAACTTGCAGGCCCGACCCGACCGCGACCATCCACCGCTTGATCGGGTTCAACAGGCCCGCCCAGACCATCGTGGCCGATCCCATCATCATCAGCGCCCAGAACTCGGCCGGAAACAGCAGGGCAAATTCACCGAACATGGCGGCGCTGAACGCCTCGCCCTGCAATCGCGCCTCGATCCAGAACAGCGATCCCACCACGAAGATGGCGATCTGCTCATGCATCAGCCGGGGGTGGTCGAGATAGCTGGGCTGCAAGGCCCGTGCGATGGCTTTGACGTTCATATCCGCCTCCAAACACCGAAGGTCAGCAAAAGGGCCCATGCCCCGAAACAGGCCAGCGCCGTGCCATATCCGATCAGCGCGCCGCATAGGATCGAGGCCCCGGCCATGACACAGGCCGCATCGGTCAGCGCATCAGCGATCCCAGCGCCAAACCGTTGCACAGCGCCTTCCCAGATCAAGAGATAGGCCAGCGCGATGATCACGGGCGGCAGGTAAGGACCAAACCATGGCACCAGCACCAGCGCACGGGGCAGGCCCACCAGCGCGGAATGACCCGCCTGTGTTGTGAGCCAGCCATACCAGTCGGTCAGCTGCTCATCAGGATCAAACGCCATTGGCATTGCCCGAATAGTCGTCCCAATCATCAGACCGAACGCTGATGCCGGTGAATATTCCGGCGCTCAGACCGTACGGGCCAGGACTGTCGAGAAGCGGCTTCATCTTCCATCCAAGGCGAAGGTAGAGATGAACGAACCCAAGGCCGATGCGCGGCTGATATTCCCAGTAAGGGCCGATCTGGCCCTTCCAGTAGGAGAACCCCCACCGCTTTGGAACGCTGTCACCAGACACGGCGCGCGGCATGTCATCGGTGATCCTGGCCCGCATCCAGTAGCGCAGGCGATATGCCTTATTCCGCCACAGGTAATGCCAGAGGCCAGCGCGCAGGCCGAAGCGATCCGTTGTCTTGCGTGTCGCCTCTTCGGTCGCAGGCCCCACCCAGCCAGGCGCATCATGCGTTTCCAGCCAGAGGAACAGCCACGGCAGGCGGCCATCCTTGTCAGTAAACAGGACGGCCATCGGAACCAGCGGATAGGCCAGGAGCCAGCCGAGGATCGTGATCGGAAGATAAATCCAGAACCGCATCACACCACCGCGAAGAAGGATTGCCGGAAGGGGAGCCAGACCCCGGTGAAGGCTTGGAAGTTGGCCAGCGAGATCACCAGGATATTGCCATTTTCAAAGTAGAACCGTGTCGGCTGGAACGCCGCGCCCTGCAACTGGATCGCCAGCAGCACAGCGGCCAGCCCCGCCTGATCCGCCGCCGTGGCGCTGCACATCACGCCTTCGAATTCAATGCCGACCAGCTTGGGATCGGGCGCAGGCGGTGCAGGCGGTTGTTCCACGGTCATGGTCGCGCCTTCGGCAATGGCGTCCTGCACCATTTGCCAGTGTCTATTTCCGGGGGCGTCAGGGATGGACCACTCCTGCCCGTCTATGGTGGCGCGGTAGCCCTGCGGGGTTTGGATGATGTTCCCAATCATGGCGTTGCCCCTCAAATTTCACTGTCAAAACGCAAGAAGCTGGTGGCGTCAGAAGTGAGCAGCGAACGCACGGCATTGGCGGTTAGGGCAGCGTGGGAATAGGAAAGGTTTGCCGAAAAAGGCGATGCCGTGGTAAGCGACACGGTGGCTGTAACTGGCCCCAAGGTGTTGTCAGTTGCTTGGAACCCCGTCCCGGTCACGCCGAGGCTAGGCGCGGCCCGCATTGTCACGGGAAAGAATACTGCGGCGCGGCTGTTGCCCGCGCCAGCCAGCCCCGGAGACGCCCAAGGGACGCCCGAGACGCCTCCGATTTGGTAAAGATACCGCTGGCAAAGCGCTACTTCTTCGTTGATCGGCAACCGCTCGAATGGCGTTGCCACGCTGCCAAGTTCAAGCTGCACATCGGTAAAGGTGCCAGAAGTAAAGCGCACCGTTGCGTTGGTGTTGGCCGTCAGCGTGAACGTCGCCCCTTTGGCCCGCGCTGTTCCATTCACCGTGCAAGTCGCGGTCCCGGTCCAGTTGATGACATAGGTTCCGCCTTCAATGTTGGCCCCCTCGATCACCTGCTCACAGCCACCAGCCGGGGCGGTCATTGTGCGGGCCGCGTCATTCCCGGTGAAAGTCAGGGATTGCCCCGAAGTCACCACCCGCCAGCGGTCCAAGGTGTATTGGTTCGCCCCAACCGTAGCCGTGCCGGAAATATAACCGCGCTGATTGATGCGGCCCTGCCCATTGATGATGCGGTTGCGGCCTGAAACGGCGTCCAACCCAAGATCGGCTTTGAGCGTCACCCACGCTGTGTTTGCCGCGTTCCTGATGTTGAGGACTGCGGGTGTGACGGACGTATCCCGCCACCGCATGAACGCCACAGGGCTGGCCGGAGCGGATGGGCCCGCGTTATCATCCCGCACTGCACCGAAGATCGCCGTGATCTCGGCAAGAACAGAAAGACCATCACCGTCCTCGACGGTGTAGTTGGGCACTTGGGTCATGTTTAGGCTACCTCATCGGCATGGAGACGCAGACGCGAAACACGCGGCGTGAAGCTCGCATCATCTGTCGTTAGAATTGCCCGGGCCTTCACGCCGCGGGCTGTGATCTCGTCGTTCTCGACTAGGCTCCAGTCAGACCAGATCGGCGATCCTGATGGGTCGTCGTCTGTTGTAGCAACCTCGACCCAGACATCACCTTCGGCACCGACGGCGCCGCTGAAGCTTTCCCAGGTCGAGACGTTGCCCACCCGCTGACCGATGCGGTCCAGAACGCGGATCGACGCGACATCCAGATCCCGCCGCAGACGGACTGTCTTGACCGTCGCAAAGTCGAACACCGTGGCAAACTCGTAGATGCCCGTCGCGTCCACCACGCCGGATGGATACCCGACTGACGGCAGGGCCGCGATCGAGGCATGGGAGCTGAACAGCGTTCCATCCGACAGCTGAAGCGTTGTGCCCACAATGGCGACATCCGATCGCGCGCCTGCAAACTCATCGTCTTCTTGAAGTGTGCCAATCGCCAGAAACGGCAAAGCCTGGATGCCAGCCGTCTGCACGATCGACACTGGCCCAAGAATGCCTGAGCTGTCACGGGCGCGCAGGATGTAGGCCCCCGGCATCAAGGGAACCACGCCGATGGTCATGCCGCCTGCCACCTCATCGACGGATACAGAAGAAGCCCACGTTGGCGCGAGTGATGTAGAATGTCGTATGACGATCTGGCCACCGATCCTAACGTCGAGGTCGGAATGAAGATCCCATTTCAGAACCGCGAGACCGCCTGCTGACTGTAAAGAGACGCCCGTCAATGCCGACGGCGTGCCGAGGAGACCGAACACCTGTTTGACGATCTCTGCCCATACAGAGCGGACCCCGAGAATGCTTTCGGCGCGCACCCGGAACTGCCAGAACCCGGGTGTCACGTCCAGGGCCTCGAAGGTCAGGGCAGATGTTCGCCCAAGCAGCGTCCATTCACCTCCGTCCAACCGGCCTTCGATCTCGTAGGCAATCACAGAACGGCTGACGCTCGCAGACCAGCCCAACCTGACCAAGGCCTTCACGCCGTCGCCCTGCCGCGTGACGTACAGTTCTTCGATCGCCGAAGTGATGCCAGGTGCATCAATGTCAAACGGCCCGGGCAAGGTGGTGCGCGGCGCGGCGGCATAGATCTGTGCCTCGGACGCATCCCAGGAATAAACCAGCGGTGAGGTCTCGCGCAGCGTGAGAACCGGCAGCAGTTGGCCCCCAACCAGTTCGACACGCAGCGCCTTGACCTCGAAGGGCTTTGCGGCCCACCCGAGGCGAGGGTAATCGAGCGTGATCGTATCCCCGACCTTGGCTTCCCAGCATTTCAACTTGCCAGAGAACTCGACTGTGATCTGACGCCGTTGCCGCTCGAGGTCAACCTTGGCCAGCCGCTGTGCCATCGAGGCGGATACCGTGAAAGGCAACGCGATGTCTTTCCACCGCCGCTCCGCATTGTCCTCTGCCAGATAGACGGGCGAAGCATAGGCCGGGAAATCGTCGGGCTGCCAGTCGTTTTCCGGGCTGACAAACGTACCCCGAACCGCGTTGAAGTTTTCCGCCATGGATTGCCGCGTGACCACCCGGATGCCGCCCGGACGCGCATCGTCTGCCGTCAGCGCCACTGTCGGAACCCGGTAGGCTCCGGCATGGATATGCCACTTGCCCGCAGCAAAAGCGCAGGTGCCCTGCATGGCAGTCAACAGCGATTGGATGATCGCCTGCCGTGACTGATCCAGAGAGACGATTCCGTTACAGGTGTAGCGAGCTTCACTGCCGCCACCGGACAGCAAGACCGATTCCGCACAAATGTTGGCAGAGGCGATCAGGTCATCCTCGTCGATGTCCTGACCGATTACAGCTGACAGCCCATAGACCGGGTGCGTCATGTAATCCGCGAGACACAGAGCGGCGTTCTCCGTGTAGCCGACCGTGTCGGTGCGCGGATCGAAGATGTCGTTCTTTCCCTCGACATCGAAGGTGATGTTGGGCAGCCCGGTCGGCCACACATCCTGCCCGCCGCTCTGATTGTAGATCAGCCGCAGATGGATTGCAGCGACACCACGCAGACGATGCGCAGGACTCCAAAGTTCAGACAAAAACGCACCCAGAGAGGACGCAAATGCAGTCTGGTCATCGCCACCCAAAGCACGCCAAACAAATGCGTTGCCAGCCCACCTTCCTGTTCCTTCCGTTGCCCCGTCCGCGATCGCCGCAACGCCGTCGAAATAGATGGCCCCGATCTTCTGGACCCGGTGCGCCGCCACTGTGATCACCAGGTCGAGGATCGAGTTCCCAGCACCACTGGTGTGCATGAAGATTATCGTGCCGCCCTTACGGGTCCTGCCATAGACCATTTCCCGAGGCACCAGCGCCGCGCGCTGCGACACCCGTACACCGAAGTTCTGTTGCACCGGCATCTTCGGCTTTGGTGCCAGCGCCTGCGAAGCGGCCGACAGCAGAAGTGAGCCGACGATCGACAGCGCAGCCCTGGCCAGGAACGCCGAGCCGATCACGGCCGTGGGCGCCAGAGAGCCGATCAGGAGGGGCGCAAGAAATCCCATCAGACCCTCCAGGCCAAGGTTGCGAGTGACATCGGAACCAGCACCAGGCCGACGCCGTCTTCGACCGTCGCTGCGATCGCGCCAAGACAGACCCCAAGGGCGGTGTCCTGCAGCTGCACAAGGTCGCCGCGTTGAGCCAGGCGCGCGGAAATAGGCTCGCCACACTGAGCGGTCACAAGATCCGTGATCGAGGCGTGGCCCAGTTTGCGCATCACGCGAAGACCGCCGTTCAGGCAGCGATACCGGCCCCGCCATGGTTCTGCGCCGTCGATCCCGATCAGATCAGCGCGCACATCAAAGGCCCATGTAACGCAGTCGAACCGGGACCAATCGAAGGCGCGCGCCTTTGCCTCTTCAACGAGAGCAATCAGGCGTTCTTGCCAGTCGTCCCGGCGGATCACCGGCCCCATACCACTTCCTTGTCTTGGATCGTGGTCACGTATTCAAAGCCGCGATCGCCTGCGAACAGGGCCTTTTGGCTTTCATCCGTGTAGCGCCACTCCTGCGCACGGGTCAGGTCGATCAAGCGGCTCTCATAACTGATCGTGATGGTGCAGGTGTCGATATCATCTGCGATCTCCGGGACATCGACCCGGCCCTGAAACAGAAGGACGGGATCATCGACCAGCTGGCCGGTGTCATCCAAAAGCCCGAGATAGAGGCTGCCCACCCTGCCCTGCTCGACCTCATCCAGCGCGGCACTGACCAGATCGGATGGAATGCCAGACAGGGAAACCGACGCGCCGGTCGCGACCACGTCCTGCGTTTCGTCAATTGATGACAAGCCCAAAAGCGCACCCGCCCCGGCATAGGCCTCGGACAGGGCCGTGATTTCACCAAGGCCCGACCACAGACGCAGATCGCCAGTTGCAAAGGATGCCTTGAAGAAGATCGCAGGCCGAAGCACCTCGCTGGAAAGAGCAGCGAGGAACGGTCCAGAAAGGCCACGGCTCATAGTGCCTCGATCGCTGTAAAACTGACGCGGAAGAACGGCCCGGGCATAGGGTCGTAAGGGATAGGTGCCTGCGGCCGGAGGTAAACTCTGGGCGCGGTGATGGTGAGCGCGGTGTTGTCGGCCGGGGCCGCTCGTAGGTTCGGGACGAACTGAAGCGTTGCATCCCCGGCACCGTTTGAGACCACATCGGCCGTCAACTGATAGAGCCGCGTGTTGGCCCCCGCTCCGATGCTGAAGAAGTCACCGGCCTGCATGCAGGTCTGTGACAGCGCCCAACCGTCGGTGAGCAGGCTGCCACCGGTCTGGCCCGCGCCTTTAACCAACGGTGTCCCGATGGCGCCAAGGGCACGCTGCGGCACGTCCAGAAGGAAGGTCCCGACGATGCCCCGGAGCTGGACCAGGAATGCGCCAAGGGCACGCGCCTGCTGCCCGCGATTGGCCTTCAGTTCGATCTCGAAAGTCCACCATTCCCCGCCCCAGAACTGGACCTGCTGCGTGCCCGTGAATGGCGATTGCGAGGCGGCAGCGGCGACCTGCAGCGAAGGGACGGCCCGCAGAACGCTGTGCGCCGGGAGTGGCACGGTCATCACATACCTCTCTTTCGGGCGGCGCCCACGCCCTGAACCGATTGCCGGATAATCTCGGGCAGCACCTGGCGCATGCGGGCGTCGATCTGCTCAGCCACGCCCATCTGTGACCCGCGAGCGTCGATCGACACAGACAGCGTCACCCCACCGCCACCACCGCCGCCGTTTGGGATGATCGTGCCGGATGATCGCGGCACCATCAGCTCCGGCCCTTCTTCGCCCACCACATAGGCGCGACCGGCGCTGACCGGGCCACCCTCAGCACGGAACCCGCCGAAGATGCCTTTGAACAGGCCGCCCAGAAGACCGCCGCCGCCGCCGCCACCGGCAAAGGGACCAGAACCAAACAGCGCCGCCTCGAGGGCCGCTCGCGCGAGGCTCTTGGCCAGCTTTTCCAGCGTGCCGGAAAGGTTTTCGCCCTCGACAATTGCGTCAAGGAAACCTTCCTTCAGCGTCTGGACGTTCTGTTCCGCAAACTGTGCGCGCTCGCGATACCGATCGGTCTCAACCGCAAGCCTGCCGATGGCTTCCGACTGCCGATCAATCTCCTGCCGCAGGGTCATGCCGGTCGTGGTGTTCTGCTTGTCGAGATCAAGCTTCTGCCGTTTGGCTTCATTCAGTAGATCGAACTTGGCTTTGGCCGTTGCTGCCGCCTCTGCTCCCATGAGGATCGATCGAGCCTCGATCTGGGCCGCCTCAGCCGACCGTTGCGCTTGGTCGAGCCGCGACTGCAGAAACTCTTGCGGAGTAACCCCCCCGCCGCCGCCACCGCCACCACCGTCGCCGCCACGAACAGGCGATGCAGCACGGCCCGCGCCGGTGGGTTGCGGTGCAGAAGGCGGCTGTCCGGCCCATTGAGTGCTGCGGCGCGCGGCATCAGGTCCAGATGTGCCTGAATCCAGAAGGCCGTTGATGTAATTTCCTCGGGCGATGCGAAGATTTTCAGCAAGGGCCCCGGCATTACTGGCAGCGCCGCCCAACGCACCGCTAAGCCCTGACGCCAAGGAAGTGGCACCGCCAAGTGCAGCTTCGGCGTCATCCAGCGAAAGGTTTACCAGATCCAATTCGGCGCTCTGCCGCTGTATTTCAAGGAACAAGTCCTTATTGCCAGCAATGATCCCCTGGACCAAAGCCAGCTGCTCCTGCTGCTGACGTGTGCGCACAAACTCAGCCGAGCTCGCATCTGGATCGTCAAGCGAGTTTACCAGCGACAGCAGATCATCGACCTGTTGACGCTGCGCAGCAATCGAGGATTCCAGTTGGCGCTTTCGCTGCTCCAGCGTCACAGCCTCAAGCCGGAACAGCGCCAGTTTGGCCTGATACTCTTGGTCAAGTGCAGTGAGCTGTCGACGGGTCGTTTCTTCCGAAGTGACCGCTGATAGAGCCACAACTTCGTTATACTGCTCCTGCAGGGACTTCAGCTCTGCAATCCTAGACCGCACTTGCTCAAGAGAAATTGCGTCAATCTTCTTGAGCTCTTCAGCAGCTGAGAAGAAGTTCCCTGCCAACGGCACAGCGATTGCAGCCACAGCACCCATAACGGCACCCGCCACTCCAAACCCGCCAAGCAACTGGGGAAGCTGCATGGCAAGAGCGCGCGAAGCGTCGGTCCCAGCGGCGACCTGAACAGCAAAGTCGCTGACCTGAAACGAGGCCTGTTGGATGCCCGTTCCCATCTGTCGAGAACCCCGATCGACCCGTTGAAACTGAGTAGCAGTCTGGGTCAGGCCATCAACGACGCGCCTGTTTCCGCGCACCACATCTTGGTCAATCCGCTTCATGGCTTCCGAAACAGCTGCGCTTGCCTTCTTCGTCTCACGGATCATGGCCGTGCTGTTTGCTTCAAGCCGAATAAGAAGCCGCTGTTCGTCTGGCGATGCCATTAAAAGCCCTCGATCCCAAGTTCTTCTAAACGATCTTCAGACAGGCCTTCGCCGCCCGGACGGGACGGCTTGCCCCCGTTAAAGACGCGGAACCCTTCGACCATTGCCATGAACTCCCAGAGGCTCAGTTCGTCGATGCTTCTGGGGGTGAGGCCAATGGCGCCGCCTGCTCCATAGAGCCGGCTAAACTTCCACTTTCCAAGTTCTGGCTCACCCCCATCTCCTCCCCCACAGGATCATCACCCTCTCCAATCAATGAAGCGGCCAAGACCAGGGCAGCGTAATGCACAAGCGCCAGCATCCCGTCGCTTTCCGCGATCTTGTTGACCAGAGATCGCGCATCGTCCTTGGGCATGCCGCCCCGCTCAAGCCCAAGGCGCAGCGGGGCAATCACGTCATCAACGCGCCAGGTGCCCAACTGCAAACGCTGCAGAACTTCCTGCGGCCCTGCATTGCTTGAATCCTGAATGGCGCGCAGGTCACCGAGCTTCAGAGCAAATTCATGCTCTCCCCCCGGCCAGTTCAAAACAACGGAACGCCCCATTAGGTTTTGTCCGTGCGGTTCGGTGTCCCGTCGAACTGCAATTCGACGGAGGCAGTTACCTTCTGGCCTTTCGTTCGGCTGTTGTTCAGCGTGGCCAGCAGCGCGGGCCCGGCTTCCGTTTCCAGATCGCCAATGCTCGCTTTCGTGTTGCGCAGGCGGATGTTCCGGGTAGTGCCGGAATAGAACCAATCCGACATCCGGCCCCAGGACTGCTGAGCCCAGACGCCCGATGCGCTGATGGTGACTTCGATAGAGCGAACCTGCTTCTCGATCGAGTGCGGCAGCGATTCATCATCGCAGTCCGGGATCTCGACGGTGTCGATGTTTGAGGTGCGGGTGATCTCGACATCGGTAAGGCCGCAGATCTTGGTATAGGTGCCGGGCACCGCCGTTTCGATCTCCAGCACCATCTCTTCAAACTTCTCGGTCACGGCGACAGCCATGTGAACCTCCTTCAGGAACAGGGCCGCAGGCGCGGCGGATCAGGATGATGTGCGCGGGGTTTTGCCCCGCCGCGCGGCGGGCTTCTCCACCGGGACAGCGACCCCGGCAGCGATGGCAGCCGCGATGAAATCGCGGGGAAACGACTGAGGATCAGGCGATGCTTTCGCACCAAAGCTGATCCGGCTCTTCGGGCGGCCCCAGTTAAAGGCCCGCAGAAAGATCGCCTTTGTGGCCTCAGATGGCATTCTTCAGGCCACGCTTGATTGCACGGCTCAGGCCCGCGCGGATCGTGCGGCGCTTGGCCCGGTAGGATGGGAAGAAGAACGGGTTTGCGGCCATGTTCTTGGTCCCGAACTCTTGGAACCGGGCGTAGAATGTCCCGCCGTCCTTCTTCTTGCCAGACTGGCCCGCGAAGATCGTGATGCGCAGGTCGGATTCTGCATCAGCGGCAACCGTGCCGACTGACATTGAACCATCCGGCGCAGTGCCCCACGTCCAGCCGATCGACGCCCGCAAGTTGCCCTGATCAACAGGAACGACACGCTGCATCATCGCGACCAGTTCGGTGGCCTGCTTTTCCAGTTCCTTGCGCAGCTCATCCGTGACCGACTTCGGGATCAGCGCCATCTTGCGCTGGAACGCCGTCAGACCTTCGACGGCCATCAGGGTTCACCCTCTTCGATCACGGCCTCGATCTGCACCACACCATGGGTGGTGCGACCGTCCGGGTCATCAAAGACCCGCACCAGCACAACCCGCATGGTGACCAAGGCCCCGGCAGTCAGAGACCCGACAGCGTCATGCAGCGCGGCTTTCACCGCATCGCAGATGGCCTTGCCTTCGCGCTTGCCGTCTTGGGCTTCTGACCAGACATCGAGCTGCAGCGATTCAACGCGGCCATCGATGCATTCGTGATCGTCGGGGATGTAGTCTGACGGCCCGAAGGTCACGTAAGGCGCGGCCACCGTTACCGATGGCCGATCATAGATCCGGTCACCTACCAGAGCACCCACCGCTGCATCAGCCACCAGAAGGTCATAGACCAGCTTCTGCAGCGCGTTGGAAATGCTCATGATCAGGCGATGGAACGGGCCAGAATGGCGATCTGGTAGTTTGCGATTGCGCCGGCCGAGTTGGCGATGCGCAGGATGTCAGCCGTCGCGGCGGTGACGCCACAAATGCCAGTCGCGCCGCCGTTGCCCATCGTCACAAAGCCGCCGGGCCGGATCGGGCCAATGGTCGGGGTAGTGCCGCCCATATAGCCCGTGACGGGGTTGGTGCCCGCGCCCATGGTCAGGTTGGTGGTGTTATCCACGCCGCTGATCGGCTCGTTGATCAGGAAGATCGCCACGATCTCTGCAGCGGTAATGACCTGCCCGAAAGCGTTGGTCAGAACCCCGGCCAGATCGATGTCATCGTTGGCGCCCGAGGCGACAGACCGCTGCGCCATATAGAGGATGTCGGCTTGGTTCGCGCCGGTCCCGATGCTGGTGTTGATGGCAGCGCGCATCTGCTCGCTGACCAAAGGCCCGAAAAAGCTGTTGGGGCTGGCCTGCGCGGCTTCCCAAGTGACGGCAATATCACACTTCATGGATCGTCTCCTTTAGGGCACAGGGCCGCTTTCACAGGTGAGTTCGATGTATGCACCACGCCCCGGAGGGGGGCAGGTGCGGATGGCGTAGATCGTGCCGTCGCGCAGATCCCGCATCCGCCATTCCGGGGTGATCTGTCGCGCCGCAGTCGAGGATCTGATGGCCACCACGACAGGCTGACGGCCCTCAAGCCGCGCTGCCTGAACAACCTCGCCACCGCGAAGAAACCGATATGACGCCCAGACCTGCATCTGCTCAGACCAGCCGCTGATCGTGCCACCTTGGCCGTTTGGGGTCTGGGTCGGACTGTCGAATGCCACGCGCCGATCGAGGCGGCCGATCTCTGTCATTTGGGCATAATCCGATGCGGCATCATCAGCGCCTTGGCACTTAATGGCACCTCAGACAGTGACAGTTCCGAAGCGTTCGAGCGGCGTTCATAAAGCTCTGCCGCGATCAGCTTCACAGCTGCCAGAAGGTCAGCCGATGGGGCCAAAGGCCCGACCGTGTAATTGATGGTGACGGGATAGCCTTCCTGCGTGACAGACGGCCAGTCAGCATCTGGAACCATGACGGCAGGCGATGTCCCGATGACCTCGAACGCGGTAAAGGCCGCGCCCTCGATGGTCATGGTTGTGACGGCGTGCACCTGACCACCGGGAAGGCGCAGGCCATCGCGGCCACAAGGCAGAGACTGCGTCCGCAGCACAGCAGCGCGGCGAACGATGAGGCGCTGCGTGAACATCTCGACAGTGCGGGTCGCGGCGTGCAGCATGGTGTCGATCACGGCATCCTGATCGCTGCCATCCTCGCGCAGGTGCGCTTTCATGGTGGTAACGTCCACGGCAGGGCCGGTCAGATCGGCAGCGGTCCAGATCGTGTTGGCGTTCATGTCGTGGACGTTCCCTGATGTCAGGTGGTTTCGCCGTCGCCTTCCGGCGCGGCTTCTTCGGCGTTGGCTTCTTCGGCCACACCGAGATCGATGAGACGCGCAGCCTCATCAGCGTCGAGCGTGACGATGGAACCGGGGCCGGGATTGTCCGGGTGTCCGGACAGGACGCAGGACAGGCGAACCGTGACGCCAACTGCGGCGGCGGCGGCAGCGGCTTCTGCCTCAGCAGCGGCGGCAGCGGCAGCGGCGGCAGCGGTTTCCGCTTCGGCGGCAGCAGCGGCGGCGGCGGCAGCGGCTTCTGCCTCAGCAGCGGCGGCAGCGGCAGCGGCGGCAGCGGTTTCCGCTTCGGCGGCAGCAGCGGCGGCGGCTTCCTCGGCTGTTGCTTCTTTCTTGGACATATCGCTTTCCTCGCGATGGAGCGGGCGGGGCCGTTATTGGCCCCGCCGTGTCTTGTGCCGGATCAGGAAGCGGCGTTGACGAAGACGCGCAGCTTGCCAGCATCCACAAGGTTGCCGCCGGAGCGCATCCAAGCCATGAAGCCGACCTGACCCTTGCGGGTGAATGCCGAGTCCGTGAACCGGAACAGTGACACGTCCATCACGTCGCGGATGACGTAGCCGGAGAAGTCACCGAACAGGATCGACCGAGCGTTGGCGGCCATGACCGGCACATCCTCGTTGATCGTCACGGGGTAACCCAGCAGCGAGTCGGGCATCCCGCCCGGAACGCCGGTTTCATAGCCCGGAATAAAGATCGGGCGGCTTTGGCCATCCTTCAGCTGACGGATGATCCGCAGCGTGGCATCCGCAAACATCCAGCGGGCGCCCGCGCGACGGTAGGCCGGGTTCAGCGAGTGCTGCAAGGCGACCAGCGAGTCGAAAGTGACGGCGGTCACCTGCGACGTGGCGTTGGCAGCCGTGACACCCACAGTCGCGCCCGTCACCGCACCGCGCGGCTGGCTGGTGCCAGTGCCAGTGGTGAACTGCTGGTTCGTGATCCGGCCAAGGCGGGTGACGAGGCGGGCATTCACAAAGGCCTCGATGTCGACCGAAGAGTCCTGCAGCAGTTCGATCGGAACCGATGCGACCTTCGACGAGTATTTGTAGGCCGGAACGCCAACAGTGCCGAACGAGGGATCGAGATCCGTTGCCGAACCGTTTTCAGCGATCAGTTCGCCAACTTCCGAGGTGCCGTCCGAGGTCGGGAACGAGATCAGGCCATGGCCCGAGGTCGCAATCACGGTCGAGACCTCGCGCATCCCGCCATACTCTTTCAGCGCATCGATGATGCTGGCCGCCACAACGGAGTCGACGGTGAAACCGCCTTCAGAGCCGGTCGTGGTCGACATGGTGTTGCGGATCGAGGCCCAATCTTCCTCGTTCAGCGCGCGATCACCGCCCTTGAGCCACTTGGCATAGACGCCGAGGCCCTTGTCGCCCTTGTTCTTTGCCAGGCGCTCAGCACCTTCGGTCAGGTTTTGCAGCGACACATCCTCTGCCAGCTTGGCATTGGCATCGTTGATGCGCTTGATGGCAGCATCGATCTTGTCGATCTCGGCCATCGAGTTGTCATAGACCGCCTGATCGGTGACGGTGTCGAAATCCGGCTTGTTGACCAGATCATGGAGCGCAGCCGCAATCGTGCCGCGCTTCTCGCGAAGTGCTTGAATGGACATGGTGTCCCTTTCCGTTAAGAGGCCGCTTTCGCGGCGGTGGAATCCGGCGCGGCGCGCTCAGATGGGGGTGCGACCAAACGGGCCGACAGACGGCGGGAACGCTGGGCCCGCGCCGTCTCAATCTGTTCAGTCACATCGGCGGGCGGCGCAGGCGCATCTTCCACCACGGGTGGAACAACATCTGCGGGCGGGTCGATGTTTTCGTCTTTGGGTTGCCAAGGCGCTGCCTTGTATGCCGACAGATCCCACTGCGCCTTGGGGCGCTGCAGGTTTTCCTCGATCACGCGATCGGCCAGACCAGCCGCCACAGCCTCAGCTGCGTCGAACCACGTCTCAGCCGCCATGATGTCCAGCCATTCGGCTTTCTCTTTGCCAGAGCGGCGCGTGTAGCTGTCCGCGATCTGGCCATCGATCTTGGCCAACAGGTCTGCGGTCTCGCGCATGTCCTGCTCGTTGCCCACGGCCACGCCCCAAGCGCGGTGCACCATCAGCATCGCGCCCTGGACGATCTCAAGCTGGCTGGCCTCAGTCGCGATGACGCTGGCAGCAGAGGCGGCCAGAGCATCGACGCGGGCCGTGATCGGTTCGGCATGCGACCGCATCGCTGCGACCATGGCTTGCGCCCCGAAGACGCTGCCACCGGGGCTGTTGATGCGCATCGTGACCGGGCCAGTGGTCTGGGCCAGAGCCGTGATGAACTGCTCGGGGCTGATGCCGCCCCACCAGTCAGCCTCTTCTTGGCTGCTGGCGATCACGTCATAGAGCCAGATGGTCGAACCCTCAGCACGGATGCCCGCGCCCTTACCCTTGTTCGCCATGCGAAGTTTCAGAAACGGGTTCATGTTGTTGCCCCTTCGGCATCATCTTCGGCGTCATCTTCGGCAGGTGCAGCCGGATCGGGCGCAGTTTGCGTGGGTTTCGGCACCGTTCCGGTCATCTTCTTGGGCAGGCGCAGCATGGTGCGGCCTTCCTCGATCGACAGCACTGCAGGCTCCCCTGCCCGGCCAAGGCCGATGCGAACCGCCTCGAACAGCGCCTTGGTGTCGGCCCGTTCCAGCTCGAAGGTGTCGAACTCGGCACAGAGCCGGGACGTGGCAAAGAACTTGCGGTTGATCTCGTTCTGGAACGCGTTCAGGTGGTCGCGCAGCGTGTAGCGGACAAAGCCCGCGCCCATAGCTTCGACGCCGCTGCCCCAGCTTGATGTCTTTTCCATGTGGCCGATCATGAAAGGCTGCACACCGAAGGCGCGGCAGACTTCCTCGACCTGAAACTTGCGGGTTTCCAGCAGCTGCATTTCTTCCAGCGGCATGGTCAGGGTTTTGATTTCCAGACCACCCTCAAGGATCATCGGGCGGCCAGATCGGGCCGGGCCTTGATGTTCCATCAGGCGATCCTGCAGCTGGGCGAACTGCGCATCGTCTAGGTTTGCGTCGGTGCGCAGGGCATAGTCAGGCCGGGCAGAGTTTTCGAGGAAGTTGCTCGAAAAGTCCTGCGCATTGATGGCCAGCCGCCCGCTCACCCGCAGCGAACTGCGCAGCGATGACAAACCGCGCAGCCCGTTGAACCCAAAGCCCGGCACATGCAGCACATCGTCCTGGTCCAGAACGCGGATCTGCAGCGCCTCGGCAGACGGGTTTTCGATGGTCGGATCGGGCTTGACCTCATAAACCAGCCGCGAACCATCTGGCGTGGCAATCACCTTCACCCGTGCCGGATGCAGCGGGACGATGCCGCGAACCTGACCAGAGCGGCTGCGCAGGATCTCGGCAAACCCGTCGCCATGCAGCAGCTTCGATGCGGTCAGGAACGACCACCCCGCAGCTGCGGACCAGCTCGGCCGCCATCGCTTTGACGTTCATGCTGCTGAACAAGCGCAAGAATGCCGACATGCTGATCATCGGGCCAACCCAGAAGATCAGCGAAGTGGCATTCGAGCAGGCCAAAGGCATGATCGACGCCGATGAGTTCCTGTCGAAGCGGTTCCATGTGCAGGATCACAAGAAGACGATCCGGGACCGCACCACGAATGCGCGCCTCATGGTGCGGACCTTTGGAACGGATGTTC